GAGAACAACTGCGACGCCACCAACGACGTGTCGGCCAGCCGCGGACTGTCCTACAACGTCCTGAACGACGCGCACGCCAAGTTCGGCGACCACAGCGGCAACGTGCTGTCCAACGTGATGACCGGTTCGGTGTACCACAAGCTGATCGGCCAGAACCTGACCAACACTCCGCAGCTGTTCCAGGCCCAGAACGTGACCGTTGTGGACATCCTGGGCAAGGCGGTGGTGGTGACCGACGCGCCCGCCCTGTACGAAGCCGGCACCCCGAACAAGCAGAAGGTTCTGGGCCTGGTGGAGTCCGCGGCTATCGTCCACGACGCCGGCGACGTGATCAGCAACATCGAAACGTCCAACGGCCAGACCCGGATCGAGACCACCATGCAGGTGGACTACACCTTCGGCCTGGGCCTGAAGGGCTACACCTGGGACGAAACCAACGGCGGCAAGTCCCCCTCCGACGCGGAATTGGCTACCGGCACCAACTGGGACCAGGTCGCCACCTCCGTGAAACACACCGCCGGCGTCATCGCAGTGGGCGACGCCGCTCAGTAAGGAGTAACGGATCATGGCGAAGCAAAAAGCGCCAGTGTGGTACCTGGCCGGCCCCTTCACTCGCTATAACGAGGACGTGAAGGATCTGGCCCGCAAGGCGGCCGTCCGCATCGTGGATGCCCGGTATGTCCCGGCGGATCAGCGCCAGGACGCCGCACCCGAGAAGGACCTGCCGAAGGTCACCGAGAAGGGCAGCAAGGCGCCCGCCAAGAAAGCGAGCGAATAAGACAGGGGGCGCATGCCCCCTTTCTTTCTACCGAATTCCGAGGATGATGGCCCAATGGCTCTGATTATCGAGGATGGCAGCATCGTGCCCGGCGCCGACAGCTTCGCCACCGCGGCGGAACTGGCGGACTATGCCGAGCGATTTGGCCGAGACCTGCCCGAAGGCGAAACCGCGCGCGAGGCCCTGCTGCGGCAGGCTGCCTTGCAGATGCAGGTGATGCGCTGGAAGGGCTGGCGTGTCGCTGCCGATCAGAGCCTGTCATGGCCCCGGGAAGGGGTGTGCATTGATGGCGGGTATCTCGCCTCCAATTACATCCCGGCCCGCATCCAGTACGGCCAGATGTCTCTGGCCACCGAAATCTATGCCGACGAACAGTCGCCGCCCGATCAGCGCCAGGGGCCAGTCACGCGCGAGAAGGTCGACGTGATCGAGGTCGAGTACCAGGAGGTCCAGAACACCGGTAAGGTGCTTTGGGCTGCTCCGGAGCGCCCGAGCCGCGCCCAGTTCGCCGATTACCTGAACGCCCGGGGCCTGCTGGCCGTCCGATCATGAGCCAGTTCTACGACCGCACAGCCGCCACCGCCGCGCGGCTCCTGGCGAGCTATGGCCAGCCGATAAGCATTACGCGCACCTCTGGCGGCACCTATGACCCGTTGACCGGCGAGGCTACGGGCCAGACCACCACGACCTACACGCCGGACGGGGTGCTGCTCAACTACAGCGCCGGGGAATCCGGTGAGCTCAGGGCGGCCGGGGTGGACATCGTGAGCACCGACAAAAAGCTACTCTGCGCCGCTTTTGAGGTCGATCCGGTCGTAACCGACACCGTAACGGTGGGCGGGCTCGACTGGACGGTGATGCGCGTCAAAACCCTGAGTCCCGCCGGAGCCGCCGTGCTCCATGAATTGCAGGTGCGCCGATGAGCTTCGGTGATGATGTCGCCGGGTTCGCCCGGAAGGCTGGTCGCTCCTTGGAGCAAACCGCCCGGGGTGTGGAGCTGCGCTTGTTTCGGGCCGTGGTCATGGACACACCAGTCCTTGATGGCCGTCTCCGTGGCGACTGGCAAGCCACGACCGATAAGCCGGCCTCCGGCGAGAATGGCCGCGCCGACAAGCAGGGCGGGGCGACCGTGGCGGAGATGGAGTCCATCGTGGCCGCGATCCAGGGCGGCAGCTATACCGTGCTGACCAACAACATGCCCTACGCCTACCGTATCGAGTTTGAGGGCTATTCCAAGACGAAGGCGCCCGAGGGCATGGTCCGCAAGAACGTGGCTCGCTTTCGGCAGATTCTCCAGGAAGAGGCTCAGAAGAACCGCGTATGAGATTCCTCGACGTTCGCAATGCGCTGGTGCTGAGCTGGCTGGATGGCGATTTCGGACTGACCACGGCGTTCCCGAACAAGGATTTCACCCCGGGCACGGACCCGTGGGCGGCGCTGTCCCTGCTGCCGAGCCAGCCCGGCGTGGCCACCTGCGGCGACGAAGGCATGGACCGGCACGACGGCGTCCTGCAGATCGACCTGAATCACCCGCTCAACGACGGAGACATCCCGGCCATCACCCTGGCCGATCAGATCGCCCGGCGGTACAAGGCGGGCACGCGCTTCAACGCGCCAGCCCTGTCCGAGACCCTGATCGCTGATTTCCGGGCCCAGGAGTTCCTGGTTTGGGATCCGTTGCCGGTACTGATCCGCTCCTGTGGCTACGAGCAGCCGCGACGGGTGGAGAACTGGTCCCGAACCACGATGACGATTTTCTACAGCGCCTGGGTCTCCCGGGCGTAACCCCAACCCTTTCCTATCGGCCCGCCTCGCGCGGGCTTTTTTGTATCTGACGGAGGTTCGTTATGGGCTGCCCTGCAAACGGCTCACGCCACTCTATGGCCCTGGTGGCCGAAACCGTTGCCGGCACCACTCCGGCAACCCCCGCGTTCACCCCGATTCGCCAGACTGGCACCACGCTGGCCCTGACGAAAGAGGCCCTGCAAAGCAACGAGCTGCGCGCTGACCGGCAGATCGCCGACATGCGCCACGGCAACAAGCAGGTCGGCGGCGACATCTCCACCGAGCTGAGCTTCGGCGGTGCGTTCGGTCCGATGCTCGAGGCGGTGCTGTGCGGCACCTGGGAGGAGGACGCACCGTCCGCCGGCACTGACACGCTCAAGGCGGGCGTGGTGCGCCGGCCGTTCACCATTGAGCGCCACTTCGCGGACATTGGCCAGTACCTGCGCTACCTGGGCTGCGAGTTCAACACCTGGAATCTGACGGTCTCCACCAACGCCATCATCACCAGCTCGTTCGGATTGGTGGGCCGCTCCATGGATGCGCCGGCCCAGACCGCGATTGCTGGCGCCACCTACGAGAACGCGAGCACCACCAGCCCGTTTGATTCGTTCTCCGGCCAGGTCAGCGAGGGCGGCTCCGCCATTGCGACCGTCACCGAGCTGTCCCTGACCCTGGAGAATGGCCTGTCGCCGCTGTTCGTGGTGGGCTCCGACAGCGCGGCCTGCGTGAGCATCGCCCGCTCCAACCTGACCGGCTCGATCACCACCTTCTTCGACAGCGTGGCACTCTACGAGAAGTTCCTGAACGAGACCGAATCCAACCTGGAGTTCACCCTGAGCGACGGCACGAACGCCTACACGTTCAGCCTGCCCCGCGTGAAGTACAACTCCGGCCAGCCGGACGTGAGCGGGGAGGGCGAGGTGACCGTAAGCATGGACTTCCAGGCACTCTTTGATGCCACCGAGGAAAGCCAGATCGTGATTATGCGGGGTGCTGCGTGATGAAGATGGAACAGTTCTTTATTCAGGATGAGGCGAACGAGGGGGTCAAGTTCCCCCTGTCGCTGCCCGACGGTACCGAAACTGATTGGTTCCTGATGGTTCGCTCGCAGTGGTCCGACGCCTTCCAGAAAGCGCTCCAAGATGCCCACCGGGAAGACTTCCAGGCAGCGGCCAAGGGCGAAGACATCGACCCCACCGAGCGTCATGTTTGCCTGTGTGCCGCTCTGGTGGCCGGCTGGAACCTGGACGAAGAATTTACCGAAGAGAACGTCAAGCTGCTGCTGCGCAAGAACGCCAAATTGCGCAAGGGCATTGATCAGCGGGCCTCGAATGACGCTCGTTTTTTCAGGAAGCCGTCCACCGGCTCTACGAGTGGGCGGAAGCGGAAATAGGGGACACGATTCCCGACCCCAAGACCGGCACCAGCCGCCGGCAGCAGCTTGAGGCGGTTTACCGCCAGACCGGCAAGAAACCCAAGAGCCTGAAAACAGATCCGCCTCCGGATGGCACCGCCTACCTGTGGGGCTGGTTCTGTGAGCTGGGCGATTGCTCCTACACCGAGATCCACCACTGGGCCGCACTGAAGCGAATCCACCTCCTGCCCTGGGAAGTGGACGTTCTGCGGCATCTGGATCACCTGAGATCGAAGGCATGGCATGACCGAAACAGCGCGTCTCGTACTAGCCGTTGACAGCCGTGAAGTCGACCGTGGCCAGCGGTCCCTGGATGGCCTGACCGATAAGTCACGCCGGGCCGAGCAGGAAACCGAGCGGCTCACCCGTGCCACCGACCAGCTGGGTGGGGCGTATCGCGGCCTGCGCAATGTGCTCGGCGCAGTGGGCATTGGTGTGGCGATCCGCGCCGTTGTTCAGGCGTCCGACACCTACTCCGAGCTGCGCTCCCAGCTGCGGCTGGTCACCGAAAGCCAGGAAGAGCTCAACGAGACCTACGAGGCAGCCTACAAGCTGGCCCAGGAGACCCGTGGCGGCCTCGGCGAGACCATCAACCTGTACGCCCGGATGGCACGCTCCAGTGAAGAGCTGGGCCTGACCAGCCAGCAGCTTCTGACGGTCACTCGGGCCATTAACCAGTCGTTCGTGGTCTCCGGCGCCAGCGCGCAGGAAGCGGCCTCCGCCACTCTCCAGCTTTCCCAAGGCATGGCCTCCGGCACGCTGCGCGGCGAGGAGCTGAACTCGGTTTTGGAGAACAGCCCCCGCCTGGCGCGCGCCATTGCCGACGGCTTGGGCGTGACGATCGGCCAGTTGCGCGAGCTGGGTGCCGAGGGCCAGTTGACCGGCTCGGCGGG